ACTTTAGGAGATTCTCATGGAAAACAAAACATTCAACGGCGACCAAAAAATCAAACTCACCCAGATCATCAATGAAGGCATGCAGGTCATGCACGAGATTGATACCCTACAAGGTGGGCTCACAGACACAGTCAAGGCCATCGCAGAGGAACTGGAAATCAAACCAGCTGTGTTGAAAAAGGCAATTCGCATGGCACACAAGGCCAGCTTTGGGCAAGAACAACAAGATCATGAACTGTTGGAAACAATTCTCACCACAGTGGGCAAGACATTATAAATATTGCGTTACAACGAGTCGCCCACGTTACGGGCAAGCAACACGGCTTACCGGCCATAAACGGAGATACATGAGTTATATTGACAGTCTTTTTGATCGTGCCCACGATCGCATTCACGTGGTGGAACGCCGCAATGGCACTCGAGTCTACAGAGAATACCCCGCAAACTTTGTGTTCTACTACGATGACCCCAGAGGCAAACATCGCAGCATCTATGACACACCAGTGTCAAGGTTCAGCACAAGAAACAACAAAGAGTTTCGCAAAGAAGTCAGCATGCATTCAGGCAAGCAGTTGTATGAAAGTGACATCAATCCAATCTTTCGTTGTTTAGAGGACAACTACAAGGGGCAGGATGCTCCGGATCTGCACACAGCATTTTTTGACATTGAGGTAGACTTCAACAAGGATCGTGGATTCTCACCTGTGGATGATCCGTTCAATCCCATCACTGCTATTTCTGTTTACCTGAACTGGCTGGATCAAATGGTCACCATGGCTGTGCCACCCAAGCACATGAGCATGGCTACTGCACAAGAACTGGTGGCTGACTTTGAAAACACGTTCTTGTTTGAAGACGAGCGTGACATGATCAAGATGTTCCTGGACTTGATTGACGATGCAGACGTGCTGAGTGGTTGGAACTCAGAGGGCTACGATATTCCTTACACTATCAATAGAACCATCCGAGTTCTCAGCAAGGATGACACTCGCAAGTTCTGTCTCTGGGGGCAACATCCCAAGAAGCGTATGTTTGAACGCTTTGGTGCTGAACAAGAAACCTATGACCTAGTGGGCCGAGTACACATGGACTATATGCAGTTGTATCGCAAGTACACCTATGAAGAACGTCACAGCTACAGTCTGGATGCCATTGCTGAATACGAACTGGGAGAGACTAAGACACAGTTCGAAGGCACTCTGGATCAGTTGTATAATCAACACTTCAAGAAGTTTATTGAATACAATCGTCAAGATACTGCACTGCTGGACAAACTGGACAAGAAACTGCGCTTTCTGGAACTGGCCAATGAACTGGCACATGCCAACACTGTGCTGTTGCAGACCACAATGGGTGCTGTGGCAGTGACTGAACAGGCCATCATTGTGGAAGCACATGAACGTGGATTTGTTGTGCCCAACCGCAAGCAACGCAACGACACGGAAGACAATCAAGCAGCAGGTGCTTATGTTGCATATCCCAAAAAAGGTCTGCATGAATGGGTAGGGTCAGTTGACATCAACAGTCTGTATCCTTCGGCCATTAGAGCACAGAACATGGGTCCGGAAACCATTGTGGGGCAGTTGCGGCAGACCATGACTGATCATTACATTCGAGAAAAGATGGCCAAGAACGGAGGCAAGTTTGCAGATGCCTGGGAGAACCTGTTTGGCAGTCTTGAATATACCGCTGTGATGAACACAGAGGTAGGAACTGAAATCACCATTGACTGGCAGGACGGCTCTGAAAGCACTCACTCAGCAGCAGAGATCTGGAAACTGATCTTTGACAGCCACCAGCCCTGGATACTCACTGCCAATGGCACTATTCTTACCTATGAGAAAAAAGGTATCATTCCCGGCTTGCTGGAACGTTGGTATTCAGAACGCAAGGACATGCAGGCCAAGAAAAAAGCAGCAACAGATCCCAAGGACATTGCGTTCTGGGACAAGCGACAACTGGTCAAGAAGATCAACTTGAACAGTTTGTATGGTGCTATTTTGAATCCAGGTTGCAGATTCTTTGACAAGCGCATTGGACAATCAACCACACTGACTGGTCGTGCTATTGCTAGACACATGGATGCATACATCAATGAATGTATCACTGGTGAATATGATCATGTGGGTGCAGCAGTTATCTATGGTGACACAGATTCATGTTATTTCAGTGCTTGGTCTGTGTTGAAAAACGAAGTTGCAGAAGGTCGTATGGAGTGGAGCAAAGAAACTTGTATTCAACTGTATGATTCGATTGCTGATCAAGTGAATGATTCGTTTCCAGGCTTCATGGAACAGGCATTCCATTGTCCGCGGGATATGGGCGAACTGATCAAGTGTGGTCGTGAGATGGTAGCAGACCGCAGCCTGTTTATTACCAAGAAGCGTTATGCTGTGAACATCATTGACCTTGAAGGCAATCGACTGGATGTGAACGGCAAGATTGGCAAGACCAAGGCCACTGGCCTGGATCTAAAACGTTCGGACACACCCAAGGTTATTCAAGAGTTCTTGTTGGAAATTCTAAACAAGATACTGAGTGGTGTGCAACGTGACGACGTGATTGAACATATTCGCAAGTTCAAGTATGAATTCATGGAGCGGCCGGGCTGGGAGAAGGGTTCGCCCAAGCGTGTGAACAACTTGACCAAGTATGGTGCTGCAGAAGCTGCCCAGGGTCGAGCCAACATGCCAGGACATGTTAGAGCAGCCATGAACTGGAACAACCTGCGACGAATGAACAGCGACAACTACAGCATGCAGATTGTAGACGGCATGAAGACCATTGTGTGCAAGCTCAAGTCAAATGCGCTGGGTTGGACATCAATTGGATATCCCACAGATGAACAACGCTTGCCTGTCTGGTTTACAGAACTGCCGTTCGATGATGGGCTGATGGAGGCCACGGTTGTGGATCAAAAGATTGACAACTTGCTGGGAGTACTGGAGTGGGATCTTGCATCTGCAACCAATACTGAAAATACATTCACAAGTTTGTTTTCGTTTGAATGAAATTAAGTGACCTTGTTGGATATCTAAATACTCTGGACACCTTGAGTGTGCAGGCAACTGCAACTGAAACTATCGGAGAGCTGAAAAAGATTGTGAAAATTGTTGAAGACAGTCGAGTGCAGGTGCCCGATGCCCTGGACAGTTTGAACGAATCAAAGAGTCGTGCTGAGAAATTTCTTGGACAGTTTGATCAAAATCTACAGCAACTTAGGGATAGTGTACAGGATTTAATTGTGCAACAAGAGCCTGCATATTTTGCTGACAGCACAGACCTATATCAAACTGGTATGAAAAAAGACACGCCAGAATATATTCTATCAAGACAACTGTCTATAGAACCCTTGACCTGGGTGTTTTTGCAAAGCCGATTGCAACTGTATACTGATTGGCATTATCCAGGCATGGTGATTAGGCCAGCACACAGTCCCGGTGTAGAAGATCTGGTAGCACTTGACCCCATGTACTTGGTGGACACCGACACAGAACTGTTGGAGCCTATGCGAACACAGTTTACTGAAGAGTATCAGCGTAGACTTCGCTATTACGTGGTCAAGGAATACACCACTGATCCGATATTTTGGAACCTGCCAAAACAACAATTTGGATTTGTGTATTCATTTCACTACTTCAACTTCAAGCCTTTGGAAATAGTCAAGCAATACATGACCGAAGTGTTTGGACTGTTGAGACCCGGTGGAAGTTTTGTATTCAGTTACAACAACTGCGATCAGCAAGGTGCAGTAAGTCTTGTGGAACATCACTTTTGTTGCTATACTCCTGGTAGATTGGTGCGTGAGCATGCACAGATACTGGGCTACGAGATCATCTACGAGCACAACAACAACGGCAGCACCAGTTGGATAGAACTAAAAAAACCCGGTGTTCTGGCAAGTATTAGAGGCGGACAAGCCCTGGCAGGAATTTTTAGAAAAGAAGATATTGATGCTGCACCGCCCATAATAATTGATGCCACACCACCAGAATCAGTTGACAGATCAACAAAAGATATCTATAATGAACTAGAGCTAATGGCACTGATTGAGATTGCTGCAATATTGCCGGTGGATCTCAAGGATGCCACCACAAAGGGACAACTCAACATTAAAAAAGTCCGCAGAGCAATATCTGCCAAGATAGAAGCAATGGGATTGTCGGATGAAAAACTCCGAAGATTGATTATACGTTTTAACAAAAGGACCGAAACATGAAAGACTATTTACTAGATATTGTACAACACACATTTGACCTGGGTTGTATTGATTTAATCAAAATTACTGGCACTGATTCTGCTACCACAGTTGGTGGACTAGCCGAAGACAAATCAGTTATTATCGATGCACAGTTTGCCAATCCAATGGCTGACTTTGTTGGAACATTTGGCATGCCCAATCTTGGCAAACTCAAGACACTGTTGAATTTGCAAGAATACAGAGAAGATGCCAAACTGGCAGTCACACGCAAAGCCAATGGTGAACTGGACGGCATTACTTTTGAAAACAAGGTAGGTGACTTTAAAAACAACTATCGATTCATGGCAAGTGATATTGTGAATGACAAACTCAAGACACTGAAATTCAAAGGTGTAAACTGGCATATTACTTTTGAACCCACTGTGGCTGCTATCCAACGTTTGCGAATGCAAGCACAGGCCAATTCAGAAGAACTCAACTTTCAAGTCAAGACTGATGGCAAGGATCTCAAATTCTTCTTTGGTGATCACTCCACGCACAGTGGTAACTTTGTGTTCCAGCATGACATTACTGGTGCATTAAAGCATGCCTGGTCATGGCCAGTGAGTCAGGTCATGAGCATTCTGAGCCTGACTGGAGACAAAACCATGCAGATATCTGATGATGGCTGCATGCAAATCACAGTGAATTCTGGTCTTGCCGTGTACAACTACATTTTGCCTGCACAGACCAAATGATCCCACAACTGGTTGATCGAGGGTTTAGTTACGGTTCCGGAACACTGAGTCCGGATCTGTCACAATTCATTGTGAACATTCCCAAGAACGCCAGTAGCTACATGTTGGACTGGGCAAGACGCCATCAGT